GAGGGCGGCGAGGGCGGCGGCGTGGGCGGCGGAGGCGGAAATAAAAACCAAAATTATTGAGTATGGAATTTCTTTATTAACAAAAACAAAATGACCAAACAACAACCAAGAACCGTGGGCTGATAGGTTTGATAAAGAGTTTCCAAGCCCCGATGGTAGAGATTTTATCGGAATGGAAAGAATAAGCGAATTAAAATCCTTCCTCCGCCAGGAAATCCGCAAGGCCAAGATTGAAAGTTTAAGGCAAGTGACAGAAAAACTGGCCGATTTGGAAAAAGAACTTTATGGATATTATCAGAAAAGTCCTCGTTTATTTAAAAAAAAGTTAGATGAAAGCAACGGCGTAGTGATAGCGAGAAACACAATTATTGATTTAATCTCTAACCTAAAAAACAATGACACGAAATCTTAAAATCACCGACAAATTTTTGGTCTCAATCTATGCCTGCGCCGAAGGCAAAGATTGGGTATCCAAGTATGAGGACAAAGAACCCGTCGCCGTAATTCGCCGCCTTGTTGCCGATGACAAGTGGGACTGGGCGAATTGGCTAATTGTGAGGATTATGGATTACAAGGAATATGTCAGTTATGCCTGTTTTTCCGCCTTGCAAGTGATTGATATTTATGAACGACAATACCCCGGAGATGACCGCCCCCGCAAAGCCATTGAAGCCGCGCAAAAATGTATAGAAAATCCAACGCAAGATAATAAAGACGCCGCCGATTCCGCCGCCTATTTCGCCGCCTATTTCGCCGCCTATTTCGCCGCCTATTTCGCCGCCTATTCCGCCGCCCGTTCCGCCGCCTATTCCGCCGATTCCGCCGCCTATTTCGCCGCCTATTCCGCCGATTCCGCCGCCCGTTCCGCAATGAAAACAAAAATTATTGAGTATGGAATTTCTTTATTAACAAAAACAAAATGACCAACCAACAAAAAATTGAGTTTTATTTGAACAAGGGGTTTGCGGTGGAGGTGGAATATGAAAACGGCAAAAATGCAGTTGTTTATTATGCCACCATAAGTCATTTTTACGGCTTTAAAGAAAACGAAAATGATTTTGCGATGGATAAAGACGGAGCACTGATTGAGGAGACCGTTACCAAAGTAACCCCAATCCCTCCCAAGCCGTACGAGTTTAAGGTGGGAGAGAGGGTGATGAATGAGTTCAGCAAGAATAGTTATAAAATTTCTGAAATTAAATTACCAAAAATCTATTATGAAATTGGTACTTGGGATTATTGGTGGATGGTTTTCCCCGCCCTGCCCGAAGAGGAGGAGTGCGAGGTGATGAAGGTGACAGAAGTTAATTATTGCATTATGGACGGTGAGCTACATCCTTGTTATCAATTTACCAAGCCAAATGGAAAAAAACTAATAATTAAAGTAGTGATAAAAAAATGAATCAAATAATCGGAGCTGTGCTTTATTGGCTATTCCTATTGATTCAAGATTATAAGCTTTAATTATTTCCACCTTTCACGGGTGGACGAAAGTTACAAAGTTATCCCGTCAAAAACGAGGGAAGCAGGTAATAGAGAAAAATAAAATCTGCAAGTGCAAGGTTTGAATCCTTGCCCCGTGAAAAGTGGATGTAATAAAAAATAATGGATAACGAAACTAAAATTTGGCTTATAACCGATACTCACTTTTCCCATACCAAACTTGATGAATGGGGAGAACGAAGTGGTGATTGGCAAGAGAAACTTTGGAATGGTTTGGAAACAATCCCTGTCGAAGATGTCCTTTTCCATTTGGGGGATATTTGTATCGGCGATGATTTAGAGGTTCATCAAAGATTGGCTGGATTAAAGTGTAAAAAGGTATTAGTCCGGGGCAACCACGACAAAAAATCAATCACTTGGTACATGAATAACGGCTGGTATGCGGTCGTTGATGGCATAGAGATAATATACCGAGGCCACTATCTTCACCTAACCCATCGCCCCCAAAGGCCTCAATACCTACAATATCCACGGCCATACCCACGGTAATATGCACCGAAGCGAAGAATATTGTGATTACTATGACAAGCAGTACCACATAGACATTTCACCGGAAGTGGCCGGATATCCGCCAACAAGGTTGGATATTCTAATGGATAAAACTAAAACCTATGTTTAAAGATTCACCCGAAGGCCAAACCCACTGTCATATCTGCCCGTATTGCGAACACACAGGCAAAAATTGTTTTATCGAAAACAACAGTGAAGGTCTCGTTTATCAATGTTCTGAATTTAAAGAAAAAGTAACCACGCCCGCCAAAAGCGGGGGAAAGAAATGATCTTAAAATATTTGAATTGGCCAAGAAAAATAATACTAAACTTAACGATATATCCGTTTAAATTATTAGCCTTGCCATTCCTTATTCTTCTGCTTTTTTTCTTTGTCGATTGGGACAATAAAGACAATATTGAATTCTTTAAAATCACCACTAAAAGGATCATAAAACCATTTTAAAATAACCCCCTACGGGACTGTGCGGAAGTCCAAGGAACTTAGTAGGGAGAGTTCCAAGCTCCCGCCAGTGGCAACCCATCCTCCCGTTTCTTGGTGCGGGGGATGGCCCGGAAACTTAAATTTATGTATGTAACGAGTGAAAAAAATTGTTATTGCCATACTTGTAAAAAATACTTTCATTGGCTCGGAATAACAAGACATCGGGCTATGCATCGTGAAAAAAAAGAAGATTGCACTATTACTTTCACGCACGGAGATACTGGAACTTGGAAATATTCACAAAAAAAATAATTAATACGCTATCCCGAAAGGGAAGCGAAATAAAATGGAAAAGTTTGATTATCACGCAAGATTAGTAGTTTACGGACTTCCAGAAATGAAAAGCCCAACAGTAAAAAGATTGGCTAAGTGGTTGCGGAGTTTAGCTGATGATGTCGAAAAAGAACCGAAGGCATACGATAAAAAATTGGTCGCAAGGCTGATGAAGACAAAATAGTTTATGGATAATTATACTGGCGAAATTATGCCCAAACAACTATGCCCCACCGAAGCAGTAAAAAAGAATATGGATCAATCCTTGGCAGTCGGCCAGAGGGAGATTGAGGAGAGGAATGGTTTACAGACGACGAAAAAGGGGTTTACAGATAAAAATAATCCACAACCAGTTTGGAAGCGAGTTAAAGTTTTTAAGATGTTTTGTCCGATATGTAACACCATAATTTTGGGTAATGGCAATCCTATTTTCCCTTACCGATGTAATTGCGGAACGTGGAACTTTGACTATACGAACAGCAAGTGGACGATAACCAAGGACGAAGGCGGTGCTTGAGAAGCACTGGCAAATCCTCTACACCATTAACATAGCGTTGATAGTGGCGGTGGTCGTAGGGTTGATGGCGGCGGAAGAGTTTCTTAATTGGGTAATAAAATAATAATACCCGACCGTAATTTGGCGGGAAACAAATGGCAGATGAAAAATTGAAAGCTAATTACCAGCAGTTTGTCGAATTGCTGCGTAAAAATATCGAGATAGCAGTCACCACTTTCATCAAACCGGAATATCAGAAGATCACTTCAGTACAGATGAACGCGGCGATCAAAAAATACTTCCCGACCATCTCGGTCGCGCTTTACGACATGAAATATCAAGTCGCCAAGTGGTCGATATGGCAGGAGATCATGGCGTTGGACTGGACCGAGCGGAAAAAGTATATCACCGACACCTTCGATTGCGACAACTTCTCCGGATCGTTCTGCTCGCGCGCCGCGGAGTTCTTCAACTTGAACACCGCCGGCAGATTCACTTGCATGGTAACGACTGTTACCGGTGAGAAGATCCCCCATCGCGCGGTGTTGATCATTGCCCTTGATGAGAATGACGAACTGGCGGCATATGTTATGGAGAGCCAGAACGATCGCTGGGCCAAGGTCGTGCCGGGGCAAGAGATCGTCATCCCTAATGACTATCAGGTGGCTTGGAGATATCAGGGTAATTTGACGGAATTTAATTAAGCCATTAAAATAAAAGTGTGATTCTCGGGCAGCCTTATAAATCGTTTCGCCTTGTTTTTCTTCTACACCGGAGATCACAGGGAAACGCTCAATCTTTATACCTTCTACTCCCGGGAAATCTTGACGCAAAAACCATCCTTTCGGATGGTTTTTGCGTCAAGATTGGGCGCATCAATACAGGCTGCCTATATTATACACCTTACGATAAATTCTTCCATTCACGCGTCAGTTTATCGATTCCTCCGACAAGTCCCGCGCCAACAAACAACTTAACAAAGAATAACCACTCACTTGCCGGCAAGGTAATGATCTTGTCAACGATCGTCATTGGGTCAAGCCCTACCTTGCTGATAAAGTACGGAATCAGCGCGGCCAGGCCGACAATATAGAAGCGGCGGAATAATCTGCCGGCAGGAGAACAATTCCATTGAAGCAAAAATTCTTTAATTGTCATAAGTTTTATTGGTTTTTAGGTATGAACAGTTTATTGAACTCTCCCACGATCCCATGACGCCGCAGCAGATCTCCCAACGCTTCTTCCTTTTCGCGCGTAGTGTAGCCTTCCTGGCGGATGGTGTCGACCTCGGTGGATTTGATTCCCGTTGTTGCATCGAGAATACGGAACAATGCCGGGGCGTCACCATTATAAATGTTGTTGAAGTAGGTGAATCCACGGCTGGTGAACAGCGAGCGCATGACGTGTAACCGGTCCGGATCAGCCACATATTGCGTATACTCCTGTCCGGTAGCCGACTTCTTTTTTACTTCATCCAAGCGCAAGAAGTCTTTGATCGGCTGCGGAGCATCTTGATATTCCTTGGCAGTATAAACATCCTTGATATCTTTCATCCTAAACGAGTCGGTTCCGAATCCGATCTCAATAGGAACTTTCAGGTAAGGATTAACCCGGGATACTTGCGCCAGAAAACTGCGCTCAAAACTGCCCTTGCCTTCGGCCGCCATCCTGAAGTTTTCCGTGAACGCTTCGATGGGGGTGCCGAAAGTACGGACAAATTGCAGCACGCCTTCATCGCTGCGTCCTACCGGCATATTGATATACTCGCGCAGATAGGCCGGTAGGTTTTTTTTCTCCTGGTCGGTCATATCTTGTTTCCAGAATAAGTTTTGCGCGTTGTCAATAGCGCGGATGATCTGATTGATCCGCTGGGGATTCTCTCCCAATGTCTTGAGCTGTAACTCAATGTTCTTGCGATTGTAGGTGTAGAACGGCACGATCCGGCGCATGATGTGGCTCTCAAACTGCGACAGGTTGCGGTAATCAAAGCCGGCCTTCTCGGCCAGCTTCAGGGCGCCTTCCATATCATATCCTTTCTTGAGCGCGGCCACGACCATCTCGGTCTTCTGCTGCATCTCAATGAAGTTTCCTACCACCCGAGCGGCTCTAAAGTGTGGTGTATTGGCTCCCAATACCGCTCCGGGAATACCCTTGACGCTTTTTATTTGCTTGCCAAAGTCCTTCATTCTCTCTTTGGCAAAAACCGCGCCATCCTGCAAAAGGTTAGCGTCATTCAATACCGCCTCGGCATCTGCAATGAACTGCGACGAACCGCCGAAACGATCCTCAACCGCGTTGCCGATGTCGTCTAAGTAATATTCCTTGCCGCCCAAGGTCGCGGTCTCCTTACCAAACGACTTTAACCGCCGCGCAGCCTTGCCGGTAACCATTACTTCGCCGCTTACCGTCTTACCATAGACTCCTCGGAATGATCCGGAGGCCATGCGCGCGGCCACCCGGCTGCCGATGGCGATCGTATCCGGGTCAAGTGCGGCCTTGCCGATCACTTCAAAGTTCTGGATCTTGCCCGACACCCAGTTGCGGATATGGAACGGCGCGAACGGTCCGGTCACGAAGCGCTTGAACAGGCTGGTAAGCGCGTCAAACCCGGTCGCCTTGGCCAGCGCGTCGATCGCGCCAAACGAACCGTTGATCTGGCCGCTGACCAGGCTCCAGTCGGCGTTCTTGAGCCATCCGATCTCCTCGCCGAACTGCCCCTTGGTTTTAAGCATCCGGTAACCCTCGGCTTTGGCGGCCATCTCGTTTTTAAAGGCGCTCTTAGGCAAACCAAAATCGGTTACCACCTCATCCATGATCTTGCGATTATATTGATTCAGGTAACCTTCAGACTCGATCTTGTAAAATGCCTGCGCCGGATTGCGGATCAGTTCCTCATCCTTCAACAGACCGCGGTACTGTTTGCGCCAGCCTTCGTTGAACAGTCCCAGCGGCCGCAGTTTATTGAACGTCTTAACCAGATTATCCTTGGATAGCGACGGAAAGTACATTTGGAATGGATCATCGATCCCTAGCTTGCGCGCGTTATCGGCATTACGCCTTATTTGCGCCAAAAGCGCCGCTTCAACAGTGGCGTCCTCGGAGATGGCTCCGATTTTTAGACTTGTTCCGGATGTTCCTGCCAGTATTTCTTCTCGTCCGTTTGCGCTTTGGCCTCCAATTCGTCGATTTCCTTTTCCGACAGGCCGAAAGTTTCTTTCATATACTGGCGCATTTTGTCCGGCGTCGGACCATTTCCGACGTATCGCTTCCCATTCCTTATTTCCATTTTTTTCAAGCTCCATGAAGACGATATCGGGCCGGCCATTTTTGGCATAGTCCCAGCCTTCTGGAGCATATTGATCATCCCATTTTAAACGACTTTTTTCTTTGAAACCAAAACGCTCATAATAAGATTTTAACGGACCGAAAGCATCTAATTTAGTCGCGCCGTTCTCGATCGCCTCGACTACCGAAGCCTCACCTTGTCCCTTCACTCCGGAATTAAACACACTAACCAATTCTCCATCAGGCTTTATAGCGTATCCGGTAGTTTTGTCAACACTAATGGCGGTCTTAAATTTATTATAGTCATCCGTTGCATACTCGGTCAAGCCATGGCTTTTAAAAAATGGAGAAACCGATTCGGACATGCTTTTGCCAATCTCTTCGCCCTTTATGCTAAAGTTATCCGCCACCTTAATCGACATAAACCCCGCCGCCTTGATCGCGGGCTTGAGCGCGTTGACCAGTTTCTCCGGAAGTAAAGAAAAGTCTCCGGTCTTGAACGCTTCCCGGATCTCGTCCTTGGCGATCGAACGCGCGCCCAGGATGTTCTCCAACATCGACTGCTTTTTGAACATGTCGTTGGTCACCTGGCGGATGGCCATATCCAACTCGGCGATCTTGTCTCGGATTGCCAGCTTGGGGTCCATGCCACGCATCGCCAATTTGATGATGTCGTCGGCGGAATAGCGGGCGCTGTCGGTGACGATCTGCTTCTTAACTTGTCCTAGGATCGGATCGATCACTCCCTTCTCCATCGCTTCCAACTGTGCCTTGAGCTTGGCGATCTGGGCTAAGTCGGCCATCTTGTCCGTGGACATCGCCGACAACAAGGCCGCGTTCTGCTGCTCGTCGGTGGCGATCCCGGCCATCAATGACTTCTGGGCCTTGGTTACGGCGGCGCCTTCGGCCTTGGGGGTGATCGCGGCGATCTGTTCCTTGATCTCGGCGATCGTTCCTTTAAGGCCGTAGATATCTTCGGCCAGTTCTGGCATAGCCAGTCGTTGCCGCAACTCGGTCAATCGTTCAATAGTCTTGGGAGCTGATGCCGCCAGGTTCTCCATCCGGCGGATCGCGCCTTCGGCGTCCTTTAACGGAAACTTCGCGTTAGGATACGCCTTATTGAAAGTCTCGATCAAATTTTCATTGGTCTCCTCGACAAATTTAAGCTCGGCGTTCTTGCCGGCAAGGAGAGAATAGGCGAACTCGTCCATCTGGTCGGCGTTCAATACTCCGCTTCCCAGACGCTTCATGTTCGATTCCATCAAACCGTTCATGATGCGTCCCGCCGTTCCCAAACGTTTGACCATTGTCTCGCGTAGGCCGGTAGTTGAACCCCAACCTTCTATAAATAGTTCTCCTGTCGCCTCTTTGATATTCTTTCCTGCCTCAATTAATTTCTCGGCGGCCAACGGAGACGCCTTTTCCACCGCGCCGATGCCCACCTTAGCGGCCGCCTTGGTCGCGACTTTTACTACGCCAACGCCCGCGCGCATGATCGCGCCGCCGAAATAAGTCGACGGATCAAGTAGGATATCTCCGACCAATCCGATACCACCCACCGCGATATTATTCTCAATACCCATGTTGCGCGCCACATCGGCAAAGTAACGCTTTTTGGTCTGCTCTCCGTAGTCGTTTCCGGTCAGCGCCGATGCCACACTTTGCACCACCGTCTCCGGATAGGCCATCATGAAGTTCTGTGTGCCCTCCATCTGCCGGCTGATCGCCTCCGCGGGATTGAGCGCGCCCAGACCGGAAACCAACCTCTCGATCGCCGACAGTTTGGGAGTCATCACTTCGTTCTCCATCGCTTCGTCGAGCAGGCCCTTCTCTTTGGCCAGTTTCAACAGGTCGTCGATGGATTCGAGGTCGGTAGAACTCGCCTTTTTTTGATGGGTCGCGGCATAAAATCCTTTGGGAGATGAAGCATCATCATTACCCAAGACAGATAAAAAACCTTGATGGATATCTTCATTTTTTCCAGGATTGTAAAAAGCCATAGATTTTTATTGTTATGACGGTTTTCCAACACCATATAACATCTGTAAAGGATTGGTGGCTTTATAAATAGATTCGTTGCTTGCTTGTGTTTTTTGAGTTTCGATTCCCGCTTTTTCGTCCGCTTCCATTTTATCAATATAGTTAATCATCTCGTTGCGATTTTCATAGGTAAATCCTTCTTGATTAATAACTTTTTGCCGTAGATCTTCGTAGGTTTTCTTACCCCTTTCTTTGTCGAATTTAAGACCATCAATATATTCTTGTTTGGCCTTAGTCTCTCTTTCATTTATGATTACTTGCGAACGTGCCAAGGCTTTAGTTCTAAGATTTTCATCTTTAATCGCCGTCGGACTTCCACCGTCAACAATATACCGCGCCCAAGTATCCACATCATTATCCACCGCCTGTTCCTCTTGAAGTTTTGCCAATCTTAAATTATTCTCCTTATCCACCAACGGCGTCACATAGCCGATGGCCTCATCCAATGATGTCACCGTCGACGGAATAGCCGAACCAAACTCGATCCGGAGTTCTTGAATCCTCGCTTTTTCCTTATCTTGCGCGGCCATATCCTCCCGCCAGGCAGTCGTAATATCGCCAAACACACTCTCCACCGGCGCCTGTACGTTGCTGCGGATCATATTGACCACGCTTCCCAGCGTTCCGGGAACTCCGCCGGCAAGGGGAGCTATCTGGCTGTATTGAGAGGCCATGCGCGAGGCACCGGCTTCGTTTAACGCGGAACGTAATGCCACCCGTAGGTTGCCAAGCTCACTGGTCGCCATCGCTCCGGCCGCCTGGGGCGACTTAGCCGCGTCCAACGCTCCCGAGACGGGAGTTCCCGCGCCTTGAGCCACTCCGGCCGCGGGCGCGCCTACGGTATCGGGAACGTTCAAGTTACCGCCGGCAATGATCAGGTTGGCCGACTTGACCGCGGCGTTTCCTTTATTTGATGCAACCAGGCTTTCAACCGTGGTGCCGTATTTGCTTGCGAGCGCCCCCAGAGTGTCGCCCTTATTGATGATTATTTGTGCCATATATTTAGAATCCCTTTTGTAATTGCATCATGCCGGTGACGTCCGACAATATCGACTTGCGTTTATCCTCCTCAATGCTGCCTATCACACCGCCTCCGGCAACATATCCGGGAACATTAGGCATATTCGCCGACCCCAACACCGTCTCGGCGGTACGTCCTATCTTTTGCAGCGCCAGGGTGTTTCCCTTCTCCAAGTCGGCCAGTTCGGCGGCGGCATCTTCATCGCCGCGGGATGCCTTGGTCCTCAACTCGTTGATCTTATAATTATATTCCCGCTTGCTTGATTGCACCACGTCTTGATACTCTTCCCGGCGGCGTTCATCGGCCAGTATTTTGCTCCTCGCTCCGGTGGCAAAGGCAAGACCCTTCTCTGAAGCGGTATCGGCGATCGCCAATAGATCCTCATCGAATCCGCGCACTATCTTAGATAGATCTGATTGCTGCTCCAGTGTTAAGTTACCGCTCTGGATGGATACATCTTCGGCGATACGATCCCGGGTCGCCTTGATTATCCGATATTTAGTCTCATAATCTCCTTTTTGCCTGGCGATCGCGCCCTGGATCTCGCCCAGGGCGAGGATTAACTGCGCCCGGTAATACGGTTCGGCCACTCCCACCGCGTGAGCGATCGCGTCCGACAACTGTTGCGCCTCAAGTTCACTGCCGACAGAGATAGTGTCATAACCAAGGTCGACAAAGTTCTTCGCTTCCGCTGAAAGAGCTTGATAAGCGGCGCTGTTTTTATAAGCATAAGCGGCCGTCGGTTTGTTCGCCGCGATGTTCTGGGCGTTCTGAACCCCTCCGGCAGTCGTATCGGTATTGATGACCGATGGCTTTAAGACATATTCACCGGAAGCGTTCCTGGTTAAAAGATTGGTATCATTGACGCCGTACTTTGCCAGTGCCGCCTGCTGCGCCTGAAGGTCGGCAAGTTTCGCCTTAATCTCCGCCGCCTGTTGTTGTGGCGTCTGCATCAAGTTCATCTTCGGTGCGGTATCTGGTGCCAGCGTACCCGCGCTTCCCCGGTTACCCAATAAATTCATCGTCGGCTCATTCGAAGGTGCGATCGTTCCGGCCGAAGGACGAGATGCCGTACCGAAGTATTTCTGCCCGTCGGCAGAGGAGTATGTTCCCATATTCCTGCCGTCCTTATAAACTTGTACTTGTCCGTTTGGTAACGGACTGAATGTTGTTGGCATGTTTTTATCTGATTACAAAATAATAAATTTTACCGGCCTTTCCGTTTGCTCCATCGGTGGCTTCATTGCCGGGGACTTCTCCGGCATTACCGTTGCCATGCACTCCTCCGGTACCGCCGCTGGCAGATATTGTTCCTTGTGTCCATGTCGCCCCGCGCATGATAATGATTATTCCTCCGGTGCCACCGCCTCCGCCTCCCCCTACTCCGGTAAGCCAACCTCCCGCCGATACTGAATTTCCTCCCTTTCCTCCTGCGCCTCCATTACAGGTTATCGTTCCGTAATTTATAAAATTCCTTGCGGCGATCAATATTATCCCTGCGTTTCCGCCTCCTCCACCGCCTCCTCCTCCGGTGTGCATACGATGAGCCGTTCCATCGCCCCAATCCTCTACCGCATACCGACCCAATCCCGCACCTCCGCCACCGCTACTAGCACTGTGAGATAAAGTTTTTCCCGAACTTACCCCGTAGGCAACCATTCTTAATGCCAAAAATATATCGTGAGTTGATCCTCCTCCAGAGCCGACATATGTATCTTGCGGCTCACCTAATTTTAAGAGTTCCTCGGTTGCCACTCCCGCGGCACCGCCGTGCATATGGGTTCCGTAATAGGTTAAATTGGTACTATAATATAAATTTGCTCCGTTGCCTCCCGCCACTCCGCTCGACCCCAAAGAAGGATTTTTGCTGGTTCCCGCAACGCCATCGGTATCTACTTGGTCTGGGGCAGTATACGCAACCTCAGAATATCCTCCATTGGCACCGGATAAAGCCCGTCCGAAAGTTGATCCAATGCTCCCACCACCGATACCTCCAACGCCGCCATCTGACCTATAAGGATCACCGCTTCTTTGATATGTTCCAATATCTCCTTCTCCGCCCACTGCACCATCGCACTCTATCGCACCGCTATTGGTGAAATTCTCCAAAACGTAGATTGCGTATCCGTTCGGTTTTAAAGTAATTCCTGAACTGACCGTCAAATTATTGCAATAAAGATCTTGATTTAAAGTATAGGTATTGCCGCTCTTGGTCATTGAAGCCGGTTCAATAGTCCCATTGCAAACAATATCGCCATCGTGGCCATCGGCCAAATATAGATTTATGATCGCTCCCGTAACCACCAATCTATTACCATCCCAACGGATATATTTATGGGTTGAATAATTTCCGGCAAAAAACTTCGCATAGTTGTTGTCACTGTCGTCAATTCCCAAAGCCACCACGCCATCGCCGCGCCAGTTGGTTGCGTCAAATCCGGTTGAGGCAATATAACAATCACCCGCGCCCTCAGTAAACGACATCGTTATCGCCTTGCTCGTGATCGTACCCGCGGTCAGTTTTTCCACACTCAACGAATCAACGTAAGTGCCGTTGATCGTCGATCCGCTTCCGGTGACCAACGCTCCTTTAACCGTAAATGTTCCCACCGACTTGTCCCACTGGACGCCCTTGTTGTTAGCATAATCTCCCAGGGTAACATCACCTTCATTGGCACCGCCGACAAGAACCTTGAACACTTCCGATGACGCGGAATCGTAAGCGACGATGCCGGTATTGGCATCGGGAAATATCTCCACGCGCGCGCCGCTATCGGCGGTTTTATATTTACCTCCGGTGGCAAGCAAATATCCCGATAGGTCAAGGTCGGGAAGATAGGCGGTGGTCGCGGTCAGTTTCCACCCGGTAACTCCGGCTTCATAATTAGCGCTCTGGATATAACCTTCGGTGGCGATCGTGAGCGAAGTTGAAACCTGGCCATCAAGGATCGAGGCCGCGGTGATCCCGTCGGTAAAAATGTTACGCAGGGACGGAACTAAAGATTCTTTCAGGGAATCCTCTTTGACGCGGATCAGAGCCGAATTGAATTGAGGATCTAGTTCGACCGATTGTGAGTTGGTAAATATCATATCTCAACATCAACCGAAGGAAAGTCAAGACCTCTTAGTTTGACCTGTTCTCCGGTGGTTATATCCACGATGCGGAACTCAAAGACTCTGGCGCGGATCTTGGGTTGGACCTTTACTTCGGTAACAATATCGTTGACGGTTCCGATCGATTTCCAGTGTCCGTAATCAAGCCGGCATTGCAGTTGTGCGCCCATCGTCCGGTCGGTATGAACGTAAATGCAATCATCGATGGTCTTGTAATAATGACGATTCGAAAAATCAAACTCGGGTGATTGAAGCAGATATTTTATCCCATGACCGGAATAATCGTTATTGCCGTAGTTGAGCCGCAACACCTGGCCGTCGGCATCTCCCGCCGCGATCAGAGTATCATCGCCGGAGACATACTGGTTCATGGCGTAAAATTTATGATAATACTGCAAGGGCGCCCACTGCTGCATATCGATGTTATAGCGTAAGACGACGTTGGAATATGACTCGGTAAATCCTCGTCCCCAATCAACCGTCACATCTCCCACCGACCAATAAATATCGTTGTTATCGCTCCATCCGTTGATCTTGGAATAAAACGAACTAGCGATACCGTCGATGATCGCCTGTACCGGACGCGAGATGCAGGTCGGATATCCGCCGTCGGTTTCGTAAAATCCATTGGGACCATAGAAAAAGAAGTTCTTTCCCCGAGCGCGCACGATGCTCTTATGAGATTGCGTACCGATATTGACCAGATCTTCAGGAAAAGAAGAATCGAAATTCCAACGCTTCAGCGACCGCTGTTTATAGATCATCAGATACCCGGGAACCTTATTTATCCCTTGAAGAGTACCACCGCCATCCTCCTGCTCTGCCTGCAAAGATCCTGATCCCGCGGCGGTCCAGAATACGGATGGAGTTGATGTTGAAGCGGCAGTGGTGTAATAGATCCGGTCGGTGACCGCGCAATACATCCGGTCTTTAAACTCGATCGGAAACTTAGCGTTGCCTGGCAGATTGGTCAGGTCAAAGACACCGCCGGAGGAAATCCAGTTACCGGCATCGGTATAGGAATACTTCTGGGCGCCGTTGAGCATCAAGGTGGCATTGAGGAAAGTGGCAAAATTAGCATCCGCGCTAGCGGTTAATGATCCCGATGCCGCCGAAGATCCAACATTATAAATATGCGTGTCAAAGACAGCGAAGAGCGCGTGCTTGGTCGGGTCGGAATCTAAGTGCTGGAACAATCCAAGGCAGGGATTTCCGGCCGACAATTGCGCGCCGACACGCGTGGTGCCAAGGCGGCTCTCCGCTTCTCCAAGCGTCTTGTTAAACAGTAAGTTGAGCGAGAATGGAACCGACGTATTAATGACGCTCTTGGACTTGATATCCGAAGATACCATCTGGATATTTCCGGCAGAGACATCACGCCATTTAATCGTTTCGCTTAATTTAGCCATGGTTATTCTACATTAAACGGATACCGCCGTCTTGTACGATACGATATCTGATTAATCTTAGGCGTCATTTTAAACTTCTGTCCGCTGGTAGTTGTCCTGATCGCCGACTTTAAAATATCATTGAAGATTAAAAAGTCATCATCTTTTACATCAACCTTGCCATTGTTCTTCCAGTAGGTTTTTCCCTGCCAAAGTAGCCAGTGCTTACACATATCATAACGGTTTGTGTCAATAGTGTCACTCTCGCTATCAACCTGGGTAGCTTCGCGCGTACAATCGATCTCTACGTTCTTGTTTTCCCAGGTCTCGTCCGGCAAAGGATAAATATAAACCTTGCCGTTTTTTATCGTCCAGTATTTCGGCATCGATTCAACTTCATCCTGCCACACCAGCGTATCCACCGCATGGGTCGCGCCGATGGCGCCGTCACCGGTGGCCGGAACACCGGTAAACTGGCCCGCGGTAGCGCTGCGCGTCGCGCCGGTGTAGGTGATCTCGTCTAATGTTCCGGCAGTATATATATGAAGGGTGCCATCATCATCAAAGTCATAGGAATTATCAACGTCAAGAGTCACATCGGTGGCAACTGCCTGGGTCCGCAGGGGCGACATCTTAACTCCGGAGATAACCTGGTCAAACTCCTTTTCGTCAAGCCAGGTTAAAGGATCGATCATTCCGCCAATCCTGATCTGCAGGATCGAACGATTGCTGGTCGCGTCATAGATATCGCTAGGCAAGGTAAACTCAAAACTGCCGCGCGCCGTTTGACCCAAGGAGTAATTGCTGACTAAATAGCGCGACCAACGCTTTAATTTTCCTTGAATGTAACTAAGACACTCATTAATTTCATCTAAGGCAGTATCGCGTGAAAATCTTTCGTCCCAATTATGGTCAAGTTTTTTACTTACATAATCCAACAAGTAACCAACTTGATTACGGGCGAACTTGCCCTCCTTAGCCCCCCATGGGATCGCGTCGGAGTAACGATCATTGACCGTATTAACGCTGTCCGAGAAACGGAAATAATAATAACCGCTGGTCTGCACCGCATCATTGTAAAAATTAACGATCTGGGTCGGATCGATATCTTGAGCCGCGGCCAGTGCCGTCAACGTAAGATCACTGACGTTAGCATCAACTTCGGTGGCGGAATGATAAAACCTTACCTGATTGAAACTGATGATATAAACAGTCGTTCCGGCCGGATGCGATTCCGTCAGATTGCTCAATAACGTAATGGTATTGCCGCTGGGGGAGCCATTGATCGATCCGATCTCGGCCAGTTCGCTGCCCGGCTGTCGGAATAAAAGTATCTTTTTATCCGCCGCGCCGATGATCGATTTAACTGTGATCGTTCCCGCACCCGATGCGGCATCCGCGTCTAAAACCAACGTCGGCGCACCGTTGATAAGTTCGTTTATATTTACATTGATACGATGATATGACATTTAATTTAGGCGTTAGGAGTTTGTTCCGCCGCCGGGGTTACTTTTTCTTTAGGGAAAAGTTTGTCGCGACAATCTTTACACATTTTTCCTTTCAGTTCTTTGATTATTTTTTTCAATTCCTCGATCTCTTTTAATTCTGGAATCTTATTGATTTTATCATTGGGAAGTTTTCCCAATTCACGCAACCTTCTATAGTTTGGTTCACCAGCTGACATTCGTTTTTTAGCGCCTACCTTATTAGGGTAATCCGCTGATTATTAATCCGCTTTTCTCCGTAAGCCAGCATATCCTAAGGGTGTAGAAATATTATCTGGCGGACGGAGAAAAACAGGCAAGGGTAGATTGTTTGCTTTCCTTAAGAAAGAAACATTTTCTAACCTTGCAACGGTGCTTGACCTTGCGATCCTCGATATAGCCCCCATTTAATCCGCATTGAAAGGAACTATCCACTCTGGAGCCTCCAGCAGCGCTGGTCGCGTCTCTTGCCCTTGCACAGGCATACCCGTTTGGCTTTCTGCCAGGGGACATAGCAATCGTCCCTCGTGCAATAATATCTGCCGTTCATGCTCCTCCCATCCGAGACATCATATCGTCAATGTCGGTCTGGCACATATATACCAACTGCCGGCACTGCTTGTTTTCACATTCCTTGGCAGTATGCCTGGGAATGACACACTGGTTGACTAAACACCACGGTTGTTTCATTGTAACCTCCTTAAAACGCTTTGCACTTTTTTTCCCATATATTAGTGCATGTATTCATTATATCCCTTGCCTGCTTATCGTGTAAATCATATTTATCACAGATATTTTTTTGTCCATAAACCACCTGTCTTGTAAGTTCCGCTTGAGTGTTCATTGTTACCAACACCGATTCAAGTGTTGAATTTATCTTCTCCAATGCGCTGTTTATGCGCTGTACCTCAATTGACTTGCATGTGTGATTCAAATCATTTTCATCGAACTTTTGGACAAGGCTTAAAATACTGTCTAATTTTTCATCTCTACCGGTTTTTATCGCGAACCATTCCGGTTTGATCCATCCCATCTTTAGGCAAACAAAAATCAAAATCACTATCAGTGCGATCAATCCGACAACCGTTAAGCTGTTAAGTCCAGTCACTATTGAATTGAAGAATAAAGCCGTTTCGTTCATATTAATTTAATTAAACAGCGTCAAGTTGCAACCAATAAGCGGTTCCGTTGATATTTTTTTATTTGCATTTTGCTTCTAACACTTTGATACGGTTATTGAGTTTCTGCATTTCCGCCAAAAGCACCATCGGTAATTCGCTGGTTTTGATCGAGTATGGCTTTGGCTCCGATGTGGCATATCGTTCCACTGATGTCGAACCATCGTCAATCGTCACTTTCCTATAAGAAAAATCGGGTTCGTAGTTCACCAGTTCGGGAAATATCGTTGCCACTTCTTCGGCAATCAAACCAAAGTCGGTAACACCCCTGCTTTCTTCAACAACGGTTTTGTCCTTTTTCCACTCCCAATTTTTTAACTTTAAGTCGTAAATTTTGGAAGTGTCTGTTTTTGCCGTTCTGATATTATCTTTGAACCTTGCCGATGACGTTACTTTGTGAAGTTCACCGCTGGCATTGACATTAACATTGGTTGAAGCCGCCGCTGAAGCCAGGTTAAAAAAGAATATTCCGCCATCTTGCTCAATTCTAAATCTCTCAACGGGAGATTTGGTCCCTTCGGGAGAAGTTGAAAAATACAACATCATAGGCATATCGTCGTTGCCAGGCGTTCCATTAATCATAGCCCCAAAATTAGCTCCGTGGGCGTACTCGTCGCCGTCATATCCGTCAAAATAAAAATTCGCAATAATATCTCCGTCGGAAACAACGGAAGGCGAGGCGATAGTTCCTCTTGATTTTAATGAGATTGTTCTTTGCTCTCCGCCAGCCCCATTGTAGGCGCCATAATAATTCCAGTAACAGCCTAGACTCGAACCGACTCTTGTCTGTAAATAAACACCTCCGACGTTGTCGGCTTGGGTCATTGAAAAATTAGATACGTCAAACGTGCCTCCCGTTAGAGATAGAAGATTTGCCGAATGGGTTAGTGTCATGTCCGCCGTACTCGGAGCAGAACTCCAAGTAATCACCGAGCCATTGCCCAAAAACAAATCGCTCCAACCGACTGCCGCCGTACCCAAAGCGTCGGTGTTGTCAGTATCGGAAACTAGCGTGGTGTTGATAGCGACTGAAGCTAAATTATTTAATGCCTCAACCGCGAAATCAGTAGGAATATCGCTCGTCAAAGCCAACGTCCCCGAAGCGTTGGGGAAGGTAAAGGTTTTGTCGGCGGTAACAACCGAATCAAAATTAAGGATTGCGGCGACAGAATCGCCTGCGGGGAACACTTTAAACAATCCGTTCGATCCTCCCGAAGTACCATTGTAAAGATAAAACTCCAAATTTCCGGCATTGCTTACCCCCGAACCCGAATCTCCGGCATAAATCTTGGTATCCCCGCCAGATCCGGTCGTACCTCCGTGCCCCGCTTGGACAGAAACCGTGCCGCCTTTACCGCTTCCGTTGCCATGTCCGCTGAAAAGATTAAAACCTCCCCCTGCTTTATTGAGAGTTGAAGCGTCTGAAGCGGAAAAATTAAAATACCCTCCGTCGTCTTTTGCGTATATGTAAAACGATTCCGCCGTTGCCGTTATGTCGTCAAAATTTCCATGACTGACGTAAGAATTGTGCCAATGTTTATCCGTGCTTCCCAAATCATCAGTATCGTTAGTATCAGAAATCAACGAAGTGTTTATCGCCACGCTTGCCAAGTTATCCAAAGCGGTGGTAGCTCCACTTGCCGCGGCATTTTCCCAACTAATCGTACCGCTGGTATTGGTCAGTACTTTTGTTCCTGCGCTATGCCAGGTAATTGCGCTTAAAGTATCAGCCGCATTTGCCGCCAAGATAGAACCATCGGCTATCGTTGTTAAGCCTGTACCACCCGTGGTTACTGGTTCTGTACCTGCGGCTTTGTAAGCTGTCGAAGCCGTAAACGCTGCGGTTCCCAAAGTCCCGCCCCCGGTAGGAATGGTCAAAGTCGCCCCCGCCGCGGGCCACGCTAAAGTTCCCGCCCCGCCGTTGTTGGTCAAAGCAGTCGTAAATGTGGCGTTGGTCACTGTCCCGGCATTACCTGTAACGCTTCCCGCAATGGCATTAGTTACCTCCAAATCAGCAAACCAACCTTTCAGCGACCTTGCGCCTGTCGCTCCGATAGAACCTGTCAGCGTCAAATTGCCCGCTCCCAAAGCCAACCCTGTCAGCGAACCGCCACCATCGGAATTAAAATATCCCACTTCGACATTGGCATAATCTCTTAATGAAACTTTATTGACACCAACAGCGTCCCCTGTCCGCAAAACAATATCTTCAGCTCCCGCCGCTGTAACCCACACGGGGTTTTCCATCGGATAGACCAAGAGGGTGTCGGTCGCTCCGCTTCCTTTTAATGAATAAGCCACTTTAACGCTCCGGCCGCTGGTCGGTCTTGTTTTTGTCAAACCTCCGCCCATAGTGGCAAATAACAAATCACCCTCAAGCCAAGTTTCTCCGTTTGGGTTTAAATTAGTGTTAGCCGGTCGGGTATCAACATTGGTAAGAGTACCGCCACGGCGGACAAGCACCGTTCCTGAATTAGCGTCCGCAACCGCAATACCAACCACCCGAGATTTCGCGGTGTTGGTATTGTCCGCTTTGGCAATATTTGGCAATGCAGAAGCACCGCCGACAACATAAACTGCCTGGCCTTTTTTCACCGCTTCTGAAACCGCGCAATTAAAAGATAAGGCTGTCGCTGCGGTCGCGCCCACATTCTCCAAACCTGAACCATCTCCGACAAAATAAGTGGCGGTGAGAGTTCCTGTGTCGCTATTAAAAGTTAATGCCGCACTATCGGTCAGTAGTCCCGCCGTGGTCGCGAAAGGTACCCGTCCGGAAGTCAGGGTAGCGCCGGCAACCGTGCCGGTAACTAAAAGATTCCCAGAATCCTCCCAATCAGGAATCCCCCCGGTAACTTTTAAAACTTGTCCTTCAGATCCGATACCAAGGTTCACGATATCGGTCCCGTTAAAATATAAAAGATCGCCGGTCGCATAAGTGATCGCCGCAAGATCAGACAAGATTTCCTCCTCAATGGCGGTGATATCATATACCGCCTGTTTTGGAGCGTGCTTTTCGTACATTCCTGACAATGTTTTTATTTTGATACTGACACTAATTGCCGAAATTCAGCAATTAGTCGTTTCTCTTCCGCTCGTATTCTTGGATGATGAGCGTGGCATAAAGTAATGCCATTATTAACATCATATCTTAATTCAGGAAAATCCTTCCAAGATAAGATATGATGAGATTCAATTCTTCCATAACAATCACAATTATTTATTTTACACTTCCAGGAATCTCTTTTCCAAACATTTGTCCTCCACTCTTTATAAGCCACATCGTTCCTTTCTTGCTTTTTTACCAACATAGTTCTATCTTTTATCCAATTCCATGGCTTCCTTCCATTCATTTTTTTAATAAATTCACTTGAATGTTTGGTTCTTTTAACACTTTCACTAATCCTTTTTTTCCACTCTTCTGTTCGGGGAGTTTTTTTTAGTACTTCAAGATTTTTAGGAATTTTTCCTTTTTTAGCTAAACTCATCCGAGAAGTATCTTTTATCTTCCAGTGTTTTCCCAAAACATTTTTATTCCCTACCCCAAATTTATTTCCTTGTTTGAATCCAAATTTATTTCCTTTTTGAAATAACATTGTATTTACTTTAACTTCATTTTTAAAGTAACTCCGGAAGCGTCGATCCTTTTTTGCAGACGCTTCTCATAAATTTTAAGATCGATTTCCCGGCGGTCCATTTCAATCTTTTTGGAGTTAAATTTTCGGTAGGCTTCATTAAATGATGCTAGTTCTATTCTACCATTTTCAAGATACCGCGCCATTTCCAATTTTTTTGATTCCAACTCTCCAGACTCATTTCGCAACCGTTCCGTTTCCAGGGCAACATCGTCACGTTCTTTTTGTACAATCTTTGCCTGTTCTGCCAGCGAATCAAGCCGGTTAGATACGATATATATTTGCGCTTTTATTCTTTCGTATTCAAGTTTTTTATCCTTAATGATCGACTCGGATACCTGGATCTTTTGGTGCATATCTTTCGAAAGTTGTGAAGCGTTACCTTTCGAAGATTCAATCAAGGCTTCGATCTCGCGCTCGGTATTTTCTAAAGATATAATACGTTCCCCTCTTTTGGAGATACCACGTTTCAGTTCATCAATCTGAATGTTAAGTTCCTTAATCTTAAATTCAAGAACGCCAATGGTTGATTCCAACCCGGTCTTTTTTTTCTCGAGATCGACGACCGATTGAAGATATTTCCCCACCCGGTCGTCGACGTTTTTTTTACGGTCCGATTTAAGCGACATAGTTGCGTTCAAGGATTACCTCAACCCCTTCCCCGCTCACAGTGGCATCAACATAAATCTGATTGATATTATTTACTTGCAAACCAACTGATTCATTGTGGGTCAGGGTGAAACTACCCCCGGAAGTATTAAGGGCCTTGGCCGCGCTATCGGCAATATGGATCACTCCAGTATTTCCATCTTTAGCCTTGATCGTCACCGCCACACCGTCGGGGATCGCCTTGCCCGCGGTAATTCTAACCACCGCCCCGGCCGCTTCGGTAGTCAGCGCGTGTTTAGTATCAAGAGTCAACACACCCGCGGCTACTCCGGTCACCACATAAGTACCGTTATTCGAGACCGATCCGGAGACCGTAATCACGTCCCCCGGCTGGAATCCGGCGGTTAAAAATCCGCTTCCCGAATCAGTGATTGTATCCGCAGATGGATCATTGTCGGCAAATCCGATCGTATTTGCCGATTTTTTTATCGACAACGCTTCCGGAGTTCCCGAGGTTGTCACGTTGAACTGAAAGGTAAAGGCTTGGTTTAAGTTTGTAGCTAGATTAGACATTTTGATTTAACGCTATCCAATCCGTCCCTGCCTTGCGAGAGTCGCAGGGAGGGACGGGGATAACGCTTAATTAGGTTAAGCGATTATGCATCCGTTCTGGCCGACAGTATACCACTTGCCATTCGTGAACAAACCCGTCCACGCATCGCCGGCATCGGCCATCGTGATCGTAGTACCCTGGCCAAAGTTAGCCGGAGTGATCACCGCGTCGCCACCGCCATCAGTTTTAAGAATGATGAACTTCATCTGGCCTTCAGCACCATTAGCAAGCTGATACGCATCGCCGCCAGCATCAG